AACATACTTGGAAAAATAAGCGAAATGGAGGGTATAAACCAGCCAGACCTAGCAGACCTGAACAGTACCGTAGCAGTAGAAGCGAAACTTACTAAGTTCTCCGCTGAAATTCATACATTAGGAGAGGAGGATAGAGATGTACTTATCTCGGCAATTCGTCAAGTTCTTGGAAACGGCGAACAAGGAACAGCTGAAAACGATGGAGTTCCTAGTGAGCCACCCGCATTATCAGCACAAACCAGTGACGATGAAGGAGTTTCTGGACAGTCCTGATTTCGTTGACCCACAAGACGCACCAAGACCTTTTAATAGACAGCTATTGATAGATATATTCGATAGCGGAGAAAACTTTGAGGAGTTTGAAAACCTTGGTAAGTATGAGGAAGCATTATACATAGCTGGTATTGGTTCTGGTAAATCTTACGTGTCATCAATGGCTATCGTGTATACCATATACAGACTTCTATGCATTAGAAACCCGCAAGAGTATTTCAAAATGGCTAAGGGTACTAAGATAGCGTTCATTAACATATCCAAATCATTCAGCCAAGCAAAAGATATTGTTTTCGGTGAAATAAAAAACAGGCTGGATAATAACAAATGGTTTCAAACATTTTACCCACCAGACCCACGAATAAAATCAAAAATAAGAATGCCCAAGAACATATACATATTGCCTGTAGGTTCTAACGAAGAGGCACCACTTGGGTACAATATATTTGGTGCTGTTATTGACGAGGCATCGTTTCATACTCTTACAAAAGATAAGGACTACGCTGAGGAATCGTACAATCAGATCAAGAAACGTATACGTTCTAGGTTCTTTTCAAAAGGAAAGTTATTTATTATCACATCACCACGATACGTGTATGACTTTGCAGAGAAGAAGTTTGCTGAATCAGAAACCAATAACAGTGTGTTTAGAAGAAGAGCTGCACTATGGGAAGCTATGCCACCAGAGATGTACGGCGGGGAGAAGTTTGACCTTGGAACATACCTACCAAATATGGCAGGAATAATGGTACCAGTTGAATACGAAGATGAGTTCAAACAAAACCCAGAACGTTCTATGCGTGACTATGGCGCACAACCATCAATGGCAATACAAGGGTTTTTCAATAACCCAGACGCCATAACTGCTGCTGTAAACTACAATAGAAAGAATCCAATAGATCCTAAGACAGGTGAATTTGCAGATTGGTTCCATAATAGAAGAAGTGATGCTCACTACGACAACGATAAGAGATTCATACATATCGACTTAGGGTTAAACAAAGATGGTAAGGGTGACGCTGCTGGATTTGCAATGGGTAAGTTCGCTGGTTGGCAAGAAGTAAAAAGTATTGAGGGCAAGATTGAGAAACGACCTAAGATACTTATAGATCTAATGATGCGTATAACAGCTAAACCACGTGATGAAATTAAGTTCGAGGAAGTTAGACAGAAAATATACCAGTTAAAAGACATAGGGTATAACATAGCCAAGGTAACGTTTGATGGTTGGCAAAGTATAGACTCGGTACAAACATTAAAATCAGCTGGGTTCAACGCTGACTTCCTTTCCATTGATAGAAACCCAGAAGCATACTACACATTAAAATCTGCGCTACTAGATGGTAGATTAAACTTCTATTACTACAAACCATTCGTAGAGGAACTACAACAATTAGAAGAATTAAAAGGTACAAAGATAGATCACCCAAGACAAGGAAGTAAAGATGTATCAGACTCTGTAGCTGGTGTGTGCTTTCAAGCTGCACGAGGTACACCTGGAAGAGGATTTCTCGGAGTATAATCTATTTGCATTATGTCCATTAAATGATATTATTTCTGTAGAAACCCATATTTTTTGCAAAAAAAGATTAAAAAACTATGAAAATACCTAAATTTTTAGAAAAAACCGTCTTAGAAAGTGATAATGTAAAGAGTGTATTAGATGCAAAGGTTGAACAGGTTAAGACAGATATCACCCAAAATTTACAAACAGAATTTAATAAAGAGGTAGTAGAAGAAGTTAACAAAGCTTTGGAAGCTGCCAAAAAAGATTGGTCTACTGAGACAGTAAAGGCACTTGATAGGAAATTTGGTGCATCTAGAAAATATGTATCCACATCTGGCAGTGGAAAAGATACAGAGGGATTTATGGGTAGCCAGTACAGTTCTGGTAAGAACTACGGCACGTTGTCCACATTATATTCAGAATCTCCAGGCTCAATCCAGAGCGCATTTCGTATAAGAGATGCTATTCTTGGTGGCGGTTACGTTATCAAAGAAGAGATTGGTTCCAGAAGCAAGAAGTCAGATCTAAAACGTTTACTAGAATTTTTTGATAGACCAAATCCAGATGACACAATAGAAACATTAATACAAGTAGGTGTTGAGAACTACCTAGCATATGGTAACTGGTACATGGAAAAGGTACCTACAAAAGGTAGCTCTGGTAGAAAAAAGAAAGAACTGGCTGAATTATATAATCTAGACCCAGTGAGAATGAGCATACTAGTAGATGCAGAACTCAAGAAAAAAGGCGTGCTAAAAAAAGCTGGTTTCAAACAATCCGTAGATTCAAACAAGAGCATCATATACAACGAAGATGAGATATGCCACATTAGAAGACCTCACAGACGTGCAGATCTGTATGGTAGAGCCGTATTAGAAGATAACATGGCCATGTTACAGCTGCTTATGAGGGCATTGACATACAACATAAACATACTGAGAAATGGTGGTAGACCACCTCTACAATTAATATTGCCAGAAGATTCAAACGAAGCAGATGCAGAGGCAGTATCAGCGTTCTGGGAAAAGAACTACCAAGGCCCACACAATGCTGGTAAAACACTCGTATCTTTCAAAGGTGCAAAAGCAGAAGCCCTTGGTATTACTCCACAAGACATGGCATATCTAGAACTGTTAAACTATGGTTTGAGATTGGTTGCTGGGCAATTCGGAGTACCAATGTTTTTAATTGGTGTTCCAGAGGGAACTAACAGAGCATCGTCAGCAGAAGCCAGACGAGCATTTTATCTGTCTAATATATTTCCACTAAGAAAGCTTATATCTCAGAAGATCACACAAGAGATAATAAAAGATGGACTTGGTATAGAGGGATGGAGATTTGATTTCAAGACAGCTGGTTTAGAAGAATCAGAATCGTCAAGAAGAGATTTTATGACTGGTTGGTCAAAAGGTCTGTACTCATTTAACGAAGCTAGATTATCCATGGGTCTATTACCAGTACAGTTTGATTGGGCTGATAAACACTTCTTGGTTGGAACAAAGAACGATAGTATGATTGAAATAGAAGATGCTATTGGTAGGACACCAGATAATACAGCACCACAAACACCAGAAGCTAAGCCAGACGTTAAGCCTGGCGAGGGTAACCCATCAAATGATGATAGAGTAGCAGAACCAACCCACCCGTCTGACGGTCAAGGCGAATAGCTTGAAAAAAGTGTGTGGGTCTGTTATAATATTAAATATTTAATTAGTATAAAGTTTTATTAACAGGAAGGAGTGTTAGAAATATATGAATACTCAACCAAATATTCCAAACACGAATCAGAAAACGGTTAGGGCTTATATGAAAGTCAAGTCGTTCGTTTCCGCTCCCAAGCCAAACGAGAAACAAATAGCTGCATTTGATAAGGAACTATCAGATTTCTTAGAAACTATTGATAATGCAAAGAGATTTCTCAATGGTAGAAATTCCTATGCAATAGGTGACAGGATATACGCTTTGGTATGGTACTTAGAAAGTATCCCAGATCAGCCAGTTACACAGCCATTTGGCGCAACTGCACAGGAGGAAGAAAAGAAAAATGAGCAAGATAATAGTACCGCAAAAGCCAAAAATTGATGATACAGAGGAGATAGTAGTTCCATCTGTTACGTGTAGTTTCTGCAAAGAACAAACAATATCAGGACTACACCAAACACGATTGGAAATGGTGGAAAAAGGTGATACCAAAATGATAGACGGTAAGCCTTTCTATAAACCACCAGTGATGAACAGAATTGATTACTACATGTGCCCTAAATGTGTAGCAAAAGGAGTTAAATGGCCAGGTGCAAGGCCATAAAATTATATGCCAATAGAACAAGTGGAAACACCAAAAACAAATGAAGAGATAGCACAGGAAAACAAACCTTTGCTAAACATACAATTACCAGCCCCAGATAATGGTAATCCTAATGCACCACTGTCTGTAGGAAGACACAATGCTTCTGCTCAACACAACTTCCAGAAAGTTGCGGACGTACTGCTAACAGTAATAAACAACCAAAAGATGATGGGTATGCTGATAAACAGTCTGTCAGATAAACAGCAAGAGTTAGATAAGTCAGTAACAGCTGTAGCAGATAGTATAAAAGTTTTATTAGATAAAAAGGAAAATGAAAATGATAAATCAAAACCAACCAGTGCTACAACCAAATGATGTCCAGATGATTAAGATGGACAATTTCAAAGAGCGCTTGAAAAAAAGAGAAATATGGATCAACGGCCCCATAGATGATAGCCTTGTAGAAAGGTTGTACGCTAACCTAATTGACTTGGAATCCCAAAGTAATACATTACCTGTAACTGTAGTAGTGAACTCAAACGGTGGTAACTTCTATGAATCAATAGTTGGTACAGATGTTATGGGAACTATAAACTGTCCTGTAAAAACGATTGCATTGGCTAATGCATGTTCTGGTGGTTTTATATTATTCATGGGCGGTCAAGAACGTATAGTACACGACTTCACGTGCTTAATGATGCACTCAGTGGGGTTTGGTACATTAGATAAGGTTTCTGGTATAAGAGAACGTGTTGAATATATAGAGGTATCACAAAGTAAAATGGCTAAGTTCTTTGCACATCAAACAGGTGGCAGAACCACACCAGAGTATTGGATGAACCTATTCAATAGTGGTAAAGACAAATGGTTCTCTGTAGAAGAAGCCATAGAGCTTGGAATAGCACATAGAATAGTTAAAAGACCAGAGATGGTCAACCCAGATTTTAATGTCAGGAAACCATACACATGGGATTTCCTAGACATAGCGAGGTCACAACTATAATGAAAATGCCAGCACCAACAGCAAAATTACAAGATCAAGATGCTACAGGTACACAAGGGTTTGAATCGCCAAACAATAACCTAATATGGATATACCCTGGTGATTGCCCAAGATGCTTACGACCTTTTGCTAGTAGAGGTGCGGGTGGAGTTCGTATAAATGTTTTCACATCGTACGGTAAAGATCAGTGGTGCCAAGAATGTGTAACACAAGCTACAAAAGATGGTGTGTGCGTACAGGAATCTAAACTATCAAAAAAGGAAGTTAAGCTATGGGAAAAACAACTGAAAAAAGAGGGAAAACAGCTGGGATAGAGGATAGAATAAAGCAATTAGATAATTTACTGGTTGCTATGGATACACCAAACGAGGGTGATGAGATAATATATATGATAGAGGGTGATGATACTAGATACAGAGG